TTGCCGTCCTGGCGGTGACGCTGAACCGAAGCTCACGAGAGATGTTAGTTGGGTGTCCTAAAAATCAATCTCGAGGGCCGCAAAAAGCGGAGTCTCGATGACTGTGTATGCCGTGCCGAGTATAACCTGTTTGCATAAATCGAGGATGTCATCCCAACCCTCAAGATACGTGTCAGCGATCCAATCGCACCAGTCGTCATCGCTTACGCGGACTGGGCAACAGAGCACTGCCTTCTTGATTTGATCGGGGGTAGTCATCCCGCTAATTTTCAAAAACCACGAATCGTGTTCGATATCATCGTGGTCGTCCATCTCCGCTAAGAGCTTGTGATGCTCGAAGCGTTTCAGGAACAGGTGGGCCATTTGTGGGGCATGTCGAAATTCAAAGGCGTGAGCTAAAGCTTTGCCGGCCATGAACATGTCATCTGAGACTGCAGGGTTCTTGCACGCGCGAACGTTGAACCTGGCGAGTGCCTTGCCGATTTTGGGGACAAGGCATGGAGTTGGAGTATTATGAACAAGTCTTCTCGAAAGGAAAGTGGCGGCGCCGTTAAGCGCCGGATGTTCAACTGCTTTGAGGACCATTTGGAACCTGGCCACGCAGTTTACCCATTCAGCCAGTTTGATCAGCTGTTGGAGAACTGCAAGGATATCATCACCCAGAATAACGGCACGTCCGTTGGTCACCTTTTGCTGGAGCATGGCGACGGCGAACATGATGGCGTTAAATGCCGAGTTTCTGAAGGTGGTGGCTGTGGTGCCAGTGGGTAGTTGGTACTTCAAAGTGGCTTTGAGGCCAGCAGCGAAGCCGTACACGTTGTACTCCTCATTCGAGTCCAACATCCACTGACGGGTGTAATCGTCAAAGTTCAGTTTCCGGAGCCAGGTGTCAATGATCTGGTCTCCCACTTCCCGTACCTGCTCTCTGTCATTAGCTGAAAAGTCTCCTTCGATCGTCACGCCGCACTTGGGGTCGGCATGGAGATGTTCGCAAAGGTAGACGTCATCCTTCTTGTACGCGAAACGGACGTGGATAGGGCCGAGTTTACTGCCACCATTGTCCGTGTCGAGCAATTCCACCAAGCGTTCCATCGCAACCATCATCGCCGGCCCAGTTAACGCGTTGTGAGCGTCTGAACCAATGTAGATGGCGCGTGGAGCCCACTTGGGGTCGTCGCGTTTGAGAAGTGTTTCAATTTTGACCATGAGAGTCTTGTTGCGGATATCGCGCTTGTCAGCGTCTGATATAGAGGTCCACGCATCCTCCATCCGTTTCCTTTTGCCTGCATCGAACTTATTCAGCCAGCGCTCTCGATCCTCGTCATTTTCAATCCAAGGTTCAAAGAGGTTTGGCAGTCCGTTGATAAGCTGCAAGGCCATTTTCAATTCTTGCGTGCCCATTTTGAACTTCTTAGGATCTTTATATGTGTTGCAGCGCTTGTTGAAAGCTGCCAACAACGACATGGGATCCTGCGAAGTTACGACGGGTATCATGTTCTCGATCACGGGACCGAGAATGTTGATGGGGTCGTCGTTATGATCAGGTTCGTAGTCCTGCTCATCAATACGATGGGGCACCTTCATTTCAAAAGGTCGGTTTGGGATTACTGTGGCTCGAGTTCCGATGTCCAGGGATGTGTACTCTGCGCCCTCCTCACTCACGTTCACGCGGTGGTCACCGCCAGCTCGCTTCCTGGCCTGTCGGTTGGCGTTCTCGACAGAATGGAGCTGGCGGTGGGTTGGCATCGAAAAA